TGAGCTCCACGCCGATCGCTTTGCGACCATTGAGTACCGCCCCGTATGCCTCGCTGCCGACGCCCATAAAAGGCGTGAGCACCGTCTCGCCGGGCAGGCTCCGCAGATGCACAATCCGCTCGATCACATCAAGTTGCAGCGGGTGCATGTGCCGCTCGTCATCGTCCTCGCGGGCCTGCTTGTAGGGGAGCGTCCGTTCGAGGCGGATGTCATCCCAGAAAGCCGACGCGTACTGCCGCCAGATCCAGTGCGAGTAGCGGTTCTCGATCTGCTTGCCCTTGTGCCCGCGATAGGAAAGCAACTCGGAGGGGATCTCACGCTCGCCCGCGTACTCCAAGAGCCCGTTCGGGTTCGCGACCGGCACCGGGTTCTCGCCGTCCTTACGGAAGAGGAGCAGACAGTCAGCCGAGGCAACGTCGCACAGGCTCGCGTCGGTCACGACTTGCTTGTGGGCAAGCCCCTTCGCCATCGTGCGATTCCGCACGCCGAGCGGCTCCTTCCAGATGAAGTGCCGGCACCAGAACCGCCAGCCGAGCGACTCGTGCAGGCGGATGATCTCGCCAGGGAAGTCGATCAGCCCGCCGGGCGAGGTCTTCCTCGGGATGTCCATGCAGTGAACAGCCGAGAGCCGGCCCGGCATCGTCACGCGATGGATCTCGCCGACCACGAAGGCATAGTGATCGAAGAACTCTTGGTGGCTGCGGCAGTTCGAGAGGTCACGCTCCGAACTGGAGTAGTGGTACAGGCACCCCGCACCATCCGCCGCAAACGGCGGCGAGTAGATTGAGAGATGCACCGACTCGTCGGGGATGCTCTGGAGCACCTCGCAGCAGTCGCCATTGTAGATCGCGTAGTCGTCGGTGATTACTTGCTCGCTGACAGCCATGCCGGAATCCTTTCGCTATGGGGAAACGTCCTGCGGTGATCGACGGCCAGGGCGTTGCCCATGTGCCGCACAAGTGACTCGAACATCCGGTCGGCGGCGTTTGCCTTGCGTCGCAGATTCGCGAGCACACCGACCTCGCCCTCGGTGGCGATGACGTGAACATCGACGGGCTGCGTCTGCCCGAACCGCCAGCACCGGCGAACAGCTTGGTAGTACTGCTCCCATGAGTGGGAAGCGAACGTCACGACGTGGTGACAGTGCTGCCAGTTCAACCCGAAGCAGCCGATCTTCGGCTTCGTCACGAGCCGCTTGAGTTGCCCCGCCTGGAACGCGAGCAGGAGCTCTTCCTTCTCGTCTTCGCTCTGCGACCCGCTCACTTGCCGGCAGTCAGGAATGATCCGCTCCAGCAGATCCCCCTCGTCATTGAGATGGCACCACACGACCGACGATCCGGGGTGCGATGCCACGAGCCCGGCCGCCGCCTCGCATCGGTCTTCGAGCGTGATTCGCCGCTCTTCGCGTTGCTCTTGCAGGGTGTCTGCCGGCAGCGAGAACAGCATCCCGGCCCGCGTCTTGCTGCTATGCACGACGTGCTCGTGCTCGCGGAGGGGCGGCAGCACGAGCTTGCCGTCATCGAAGCCCAGGTCGCTGGGCTTACGGCACGCCCGAGCCCACGAGCAGACCCACCGCCAGAAAGGTTCCTCAGCGTGCCCGCGAAAGCGGTAGCTCTTCCGGCCCCAGCCGAGGTAGTCCTTGATGATGTCTTCCTTGAAGAACCGCGAGAGCATGTCTTGGTAGCCCAGATAGCCCAGGGCTTCGCTGGACGTGCCGAGCTCGTGGTAGTCGTTCGGTGCGGCGGTCGCGGTGCAGAGCAGGCGATACGGGATCAGCCGCATGAACTCGGTGACGAGAGCCTTGGTCGAGCCGTCGAAGTTCTTGAGGATGCTCGACTCGTCGCAGACCATGCCGCCGTATCCGCTCTGGTCGAAGTTGTGCAGCCGTTCGTAGTTCGTCACTACGATGCCGGCGTCGGGCTTGCCGCCGCTGGATCGAACCGCGTCGATGCCGAACCGCTTCGCCTCTTCGACGGTCTGGTAACTGACCGCGAGCGGGGTCGCGATCAGCACCGGCTTGCCGGTGTGCTGTCGGATGTTCTCGGCCCAGACCAACTGCATCGGGGTCTTGCCCATACCGCAGTCGGCGAAGATCGCCGAGCGACCCTTGCGACAAGCCCACTCGATCAGATGCCGCTGGTAGTCGAAGAGCCAGCCCGGCAGGAAGTCGGGCGTGAACCCGTGGTCGCCGTCGAGTTGCTGCTTGGTTTCGAGAAACGCGGAGTAGCGGTCGGATACTGCGATCATTTCGTGTTCCTTTTGATGCGAAACTCTGGGCTGCCGCACCTATGGCACCGCGTGACTCGCGGGCTTCGCTCGGCGTTGCAGCGGTTGCAGGTGCGTTTCATCTCACTCGTCCTTGGTGTATTGGCCCGTTTACGCCGGGCTCGCGTCGGTGGTTACTCGCCACTCCCGATGGGCGACCCGTGCGGCTGCGATGGTTCAGCCGCTTCGGCCAGGGCGGGCCGGGCTGCGTCCTCTAGTTGGTCTGCTTGCTCGAGCATCTTGCGAGCAATGGCACGGATCTTGTCGGCCTTTGCTGCCATCGCTTCTGCCGGCGTTTCGCACCAGTGCTCATCGAGCTTGTGCCGCAACACGTGGTTGCGCGTCTTGTCAGCGAAGATGAAGTCTTGCTCCACCCACTCGCCGCACGGTGTCACTTCGCCCCATGTGGTGAAGATGCCCATGCCTTCGCCAACGGTGGCCCGCTCGGTCAGGTGCGCGATGTAGCGGCGTTGCCTTGCGTCGCTCATGCGGCCACCTCGCTCTCGGCCTCGAGGAACTCGACCCGTGCGTGGATGGCATCGAAGAGCTCGTCCGCCTGGAACGACGTGAACACGCCTTCCTTCAGCCGCTTCTCAACGGCGGGGCGTAGCACCTTGTCCAGCCGGCCGATGTCGCGCTCGGCCTCGATGGCGGCCTTGGCAACCTCAAACGGGTCAGCACGCTCCTCGGCCGGTGCGTCAAACTTGGGACGCACCACGACGGCCTGGGCCGCGGCCGGCGTTGTCGGGTAGTCCTGAGCCTCCTCGGCCGTCACTAGGCCCTTGAGCACATCCGGGAAGGCGTCACGCAGGGCAAAGCCACGGGCACGCAGCTGCAGCATGCGGCGCGGGTACTGCGTCCACGGGCCGCTCTTGCCCCACAACCCGGCCTTCTTGGCGTCTGCCACGCTGAATCGCACGACGGTGGGCTTTGGGTAGCCGCGTCGCTTCGCAGTACAGATCGCGACAAGGGCTTCACCGTCCTTGCCTTCCTCCATCTCCTCAGTGACGTACTCGCAAACTGCACTTGCGGAGACAACAGCGAGTGCGGCATCGCCCCAGATGCTCGGGCGGCCATTGATGACCGCGATGCACTGGAGGGACTGCATCGGGCTCAGCCCGATCTCGGACCCGTGCTGAATCGCCAGCAGGCAGGACTCGGGCTTGCCCTTGAAGTCCTTGGGGGCGAAGTCCGACTTGGCCACCATCGTGGCGAACCGGAAAGCGTCATCAAACGAGGCGAGGGCCAGCCCCCTCGCGGGCGTCGTGTTGGTGGAAATCTCAGTGCTCATCGGTCGTGTCCTTTCGTGTGGGTGTCCTTCAGTTCATCACTTCGCCGTTCATGTCACGCCACGAGCCGGCTGGCTCTTTGGGCTGCGTGGCGATCTGTTCCGCTGCGTCCGCCAGCCGGCCGAGCAGACGCTCAACTGCTGCCAGCGATTGGGCAATGTCGGCCAGCGACTCGCAGACCGACTCGTACTGCAGGTCGGACGGTGCCTTGCCACCGGCCTTGCTCGTGCTTGGCGACGAAGCCTTACGGGCAGCCAAGAACTCTTCGATGTCGGCTTGTCTAGCCACCCAGCTGCGGCCGTCGCGGTACGCCTGGATGGGGCACGGCTTGAGCTTCAGGGCGTGCAGGATGCGTGCGTAGTCGCCAGTGGGCCCAACCTCGTCAGCGCCTGGTGGCCGAGTGTCGTACGTGGAAATCGCCACCCATCCTTCTGGTATCGCTTTCATGCTGCGTCCTTTGCGTTGCGTCCTGGTAAAAGCCGGTCGCCACATCCTGCGACGCCGGCACGTGCTTCCGTGCCACCGGGGCTCCGCCCCGTCTCCTGTGTTCAGCGAATCCGCTCGAGCTCCTCGAGGTACAGCAGCAACCGGCCCTCAGCGGTGTCGACGAGGTAGCCGTCACGATCCGGGCCGACGACGGTGCCGTCCTGGTAGCCGCCGCCGAAAGCCTTCGGGCAGCGAACACGGTCGCCGGGCTTGGGCTTCCAGACGCTGCCGTAGAACTCGGCCATAGCGGCCTGGGCGGCACATGCTTCGCGGTAGTGGGGGTCTGTGGTCATCTTGGGGGCCTCCTTTGCTTGTGGGTTGCGTACTGTACGCCCGTCCATTGAAGAGTCAAGCGGCCGAAAACGGCCGGAAAACGGTGAGTTGGGGAGTCGTATTCGTGTACACGTCTTGCTGTGGCTAGCGTCAGTTAGGCTAGCGGGTAGCGTCACTTCGGTCAACCAGCCATGCCGGCAGACACAATCCGCAGGGCGAGAATCAGAAGCTCGAGCCAGAACTGGGTATTCATCGCGTGGCCCTCCTTGGCCGTGTCGTGTGGTCAGGTCAACTTAGACCGCAGCTCAGCAATCGCCGCGGTCACGTCTGCCTCAATGTCGGCAATCAGTCGCAAGGCTTGTTCCTTGTCGTTGGCATGCACAACTTCGTTAGGCGACCAGTCGATCAAGCGTTCGACGGATTCGACAATCAGCTCACGTAGCGAAACGTGAGGAAGCTCGAACCCGGCAGCAGTTGATGACTCGCCAAGGGTGCAAGAATCAACGAGCACATCCAATCGCTCGCTGGCGTCGGTGCCACGCCCCACGTAATCGCGGCGGCGGCAAATAGTGATTTCCAGCGTCTCAGCCAGCCGCGATGTCGGGCACAAAAACCAGTCTTCGTACAGCAATTTGGCCCATGCGTCCCCGTCGTCCGTCTGTTCTGAAAGCGCCTCAACTTGGTCGAGGAACTGTTGCGGAAAATCAAGTTCGTCGCCATCGGTCTTTGTTGAGTCAGTCATGCGGTTCTCCTTTAGGCCGCGAGTCTAACTGCCCGCCGGCCCTGTTGCCGGCGGGCTAATCCTCGGTCAGGCGGCGTAGCCGATGGCTTTCATCTGGCGAAAAGTCATCTTCTGCTTGAACCACGGAAGCGGCTGATACGCCCCGTACTTGTCCATCCGAAAGGCCGACTTCGGGAACCACTGGGCGGTGACGTCGCGGCCATCGGCCAACAGGCACACGGCCTTGTCGCTGGCGTTCAGCACCGTCACGCCTGCAAAGCTAGTGTCCAGCTCGCTCCACCGCATCATCACCCAGCCGCTGGCCCAGTCGTGCGTCTTGGTCGTGGTGTCCATCGTTGCGTCTCCGTTTTGGCGTCTTGCGGGTCTCACTTGCCCGCGTATGCCCACATTATAGGTATCGTCAGTTAGGCGTCAAGCACTAAAATCGGATTTTCTGGACGTGCGGTTTTCCGCCGGCAAACCGCTACTTCTTCCGGCGGGCGGCTACTCGAGCCTTCTTCCGCTTGGCGGCGGGCCGCTTGGCCAGGTGCCGCTTGCCCTTGGCCCTGGTCGTCAGGGATGCCTTGGCCTCGGTGGCGGCGGCCTCGGGGATGAGCCAGACCCGCTGACCGATCCGCTTGGCCCCGCGGAGCTTCCCAGCGCCGAGCAGGGTCCGCACCCACGCCTCGGAGCAGCCCATGTGCTCGACGGCCTCGGCGACCGTGAGGTACTTGCCAGGTTCAATCTCTGCCATTGCGACCATGCCCAAATACTAGGTTGCCGATACTTCGGCGTCAAACCGCCCAACTTGCCCCGGCGAGCCGACCCTCCGTAGGATCGGCTGCCGGGGCCAATGTTCGACTGGAGGCGGCGGGAGTCGCAGACTTGTATACTGGTGTACAGTATGCCCAGTTGATGGCCGGCAGAGGTGCACTGATGGACCGGATGACGTTTGCAGAACTAATCGACCGATACGCCACGCTGCGGAACCTCGACGCCAAGACGGTGAGCCTGTACCGAGGGCTGCAGGAAAGGCTGACCAAGTTTCTTGGGCACGAGCCGACCGTGGCCGATCTCGACGACCTCGTCATCTCGAGGTACCTGCGGTGGCGTGCTGAGACTCCAGCCTGGATGGGCCGCAAGCCGTCTCCGGCAAGCGTGCAGAAGGACAAGGTGATGATTCAGGCCATGTGGAACCTCGCGGCGCGGAAGCGGTGGGCTGCGGACTTCCCAGAGCTGCCACGCATCAAGGTGCCGAAGCGGCTGCCCACCGGCCGGGCCTACACCACCGAGGACGTGGCCCAGCTTGTCCTGCGGGCAAAACGGCGGCAGGGCTTCACCGGCGGCCACCCGTCCGCCTGGTGGTGGTCCACGCTCATTTACGCGGCCTACTGCACTGGGGAGCGGTACTCGGCCCTGACGAGCCTCCGGTGGGCGCAGGTCGACCTCGAGCGGCGGCGGGTGGTGTTCCTCGGGGAGACCCGTAAAGGCCGCACACGGGACATTGAGCGAGACATTGCCCCGGACCTAGCCGCCATGCTCGCCGCCCGGCAGGGACCGCCAGAGGGCCTCGTATGGCCATGGGACCGGAAGACTCGGTCGCAGTGGAACAGCCTCAAACTGCTCTGCAAGCTGGCAGGCGTGAAATACAGGGGCTTTCACGGGTTCCGCAGGACGGCAGCGTCGTACGCAGCCCTTGCCGGCGGGACGGCCGCCGCCACGCAGCTGCTCGACCACGCGGACCCGAACATGCAGCAGGTTTACGTGGACCCCACGATCTGCCCGCAGGCTAGGGCCACGCTGCCACCGCTGGACCTGAGCGGGCCGAAGTCTTGAGCCAGAGCAAGCGGGGAGGCTGCGGTGGGGAAAAGGACGTAAACCCTGCCGCTGCCTCAACCCGCCGCCCGGCTCAATCTCGACCCTGCCAGTACGTAACCCGTTCTTCGGCCCTGGCCAACTCGCACAGCAGCCTAGTCCGCTCGGCCAGCAGCCGAAGCACGTCGGCCGCCAGCGTGCCCGAGGTGCCGGTGAAGGCACCTTGGAACTGGCGAGCCCGGTGCTCCATGCGGACCAGGTCGTCTTCGGTCAGTGCCGGCCGCAGGTCACTCACGGTTTTGCTCGTCGAACAGGACGATAGCCAGCAGGCTATAGGCCGACAGGTCTAGCAACGTGTCCCGCACGCCCTCATGCACGAGCCGTCCGGTACGGCAGTACGTGCGAAGCCTCTGCACCTTGTCAGCGATCCGCACCATACAGCCACGCCATGGCTCAATGTTCACGAAGTCCGCGCCGCTCCTGACGTTGGCCAGCGGGTCTTCCTCGCTGCCGTAATCGGCGCTCTTCGACTCGTGCAGCCGCTGCATTTCCTCGAGCAGGGCGACAAAGGCATCACTGCTGGGGTGGCGAGGTGCTCGCATCGGCCGCCCCTCGCAGCAGGGCGTCGGCTCAGGGTCGCCCTGGTCGAGCTTGTAGCCGATGAGCTTCTCGTCGCTCGGGTCCGTGTTGTCGAGCCGGTGCTTCACCGCAGCCCGCATTGCCTTGTTCGCATCTTCCAGCGTCGTGGTCATTCCTTTGCCTTTCTCAGATCCCGGTCACAGAACAGCGGGTATGCCCGCGTCACCTCTTGCCGGCCGTGGTCGATGATGGCCATGCCTTGGCACGGCCGCTCCGGTGAGGCGACTCGCTCAGCGTATGGGCTATGTCCAATGACACTGCCGTTGGCGATGTAGCGAGCCCCACGCAGCCAGCCCCACGAGTGGTAGTGGCCGAAGATCGTCAAGTCGGCACGCTTGCCGGCATCCCAGCGGGCGATCGCTTTGCTTGCTGGCAAGGCCAGGCCATAGACGCCCCCAGCAAACCTGATTGAGTGACCATGAGTCGTCCGCACCAAGAACCCGTCAAGGTCCACGTAGCCCAAGTGGCCCTCGGCCACCTGCCACCGCACGTTGGCGTTCTGCTCCTCACGCGCGAGCGTGAAAAACATCAACTGTTCCCACGAGTGGTCTAGCTCCGTGGCAATGCGATTCTTCTCGGTGGAGCGTCCGTGGTTTCCGGCGTTGGTGCACACCACGACCTCGTCAGCCGCTTGGGCCACGCGGTCGATGAGGCCACGGAGCCGCTCGGCAATCCACCGCGTGGCGTTCATCGGACTGAGCTGGGCCACCTCGACGCAGTCGGGGTGAATGTGGCCCGTGATGAAGTCGCCGCCCAGCCACACGAGCACACGCCGCACGTTGGCCTGGTGCCGCTCGTGCTCGAGGCAGTCCAGAAACCGCTCCTCTAGCTCGGCCATGCGCAGTTGACATACGTCAAGCGAGTAGTCGTTCTCACCGTTCACGGTGGCCGGGTCCACCCGCTCCTCGCAGTGGATGTCCGACAACATCAGGATCGCGGTGGCGTCGTGCTTGGCTCGCTTCTTTGCCTTGACAGTTTTGGTCAAGGGCTTGGGCGTTACGCCTTGCA